AGAGAAAGAATAGACCAACTAACTGCTCAAGATAAACAAGGCGATATTCAAACTGTAGATATGATGACTTATGATGTTCCAACAGCTGGAGAAGAAGGATTTAATATTCATAGTGATGCTGGTGATAAACCAGATTTTAGAGGTACTAATCAAAATCAAGGAGTTACTTCTAATGAGGGATTTGATCAATCAAGTAGTGGAGGATATCAACAAAGTAAAGGAAGTCATCACTTTTAATTTAATAATTTTTGTTATATAACTTTTGTAAAAAAGGTAATTTATGGCAAAAAAATCATCTGCTTCAATGGTAAATGCTTCATTAGGTATTAGACTTTCTACACATGAAAAATTATGTGCTGAAAGAATGAAACATTTAATTAAATCTATTGATGAATTAAATAGAAAAGTATCTAAACTTTCAGATGATGTATCTAGAGGTAAAGGAGCAGTTGCTGTTTTAATTGGTATAGGAACTATTATAGCAGCATGCATAGGTTATTTTAGTATAAGGTAATTAATGGCACTTAAAATTTCAGAAGAAGCAGCGGTTCAAATGCCAATGAAAACTGTAGCTTCATTGATTACAATGGTTGCAATCGGAACCTGGGCATATTTTGGTATTATTGAAACTCAAAATAAACTTTCAACACAAGTAGAGTTAATGTCTAAAGATTTAACTGAGAACACAGAATTTAGAATTAAATGGCCACGTGGACAATTAGGTTCACTTCCAGCAGATTCAGAACAATTTATGCTTATAGAAGAATTGTATAAACAAGTTGAAAAACTTCAAATACAACAAGAATCAGGAATGCATAATAAAGTTAATATAGAATTTTTAACTAAACAATTAGAAAAAGCTTTAGAAGATATTGAAGAGCTTAAGGATTCTAATAGAGAAATACATTATAAAAATGGTAATGGAGGCTGAAACATGGAAGAAATTGTAATAGCATTATTAATGATAGTTAATCAAGAAATTAAAGAACATAGAATTCAACCAAATATGTCTACTTGTTTAAAAGGTAAAAGAGTGGCAGAACGTGACTCAAAAAGTCATGTTCAATATCAATGTATTAAGTCATTAGCTGAAACAGAGATATATTTAGGTGAAAAAAGTATAGTTAAGCTTATTCTAAAGTAATAATGAAAAAAGCTAATAAAAAACGCAACCCTGTTGCGAGGCAATTAAGACATTTAAAACAGAAGATTATTCAGAATAAAAAAGCATACAATCGAAAAAAATTAAACAAAATTTAAAGCTTTCAATATTAATATTTTTGTTTTATATCTACTAATAGGAAAGTATGGTATGAACCAGGAGGTATACTACTATGAAAAAACAAGGATACAATGCTAGAAAAGACGAACAATTAGGAATGACTAGAGGAAAAGAGTCAGGAAAAAAAATGTCTATGGCTGGCAGAAGAAAAGTAGCTAAAGCTACTCGTAAGCCAAAAGGTACTTATGGCTTTAAAAAGAAAAAAAGATAAGTGCTAAAGAGAGGAGGTTTTAGTAATGAAAAAAGGTTATCATAAAACTAAAGATGGTAGGACTGCAAAAAAAGGTCTTTACTATTATATGAATAAAAGAAAAAAATCAGGAACAAGCCGAAAAGGAAAAGGCACAGTTTCTGATAGAGCCTTAAAACGATCTGCTAAAACAGCTAAACGATAATGCCTTTTAGATCAGAGAAACAAAGACGATACCTTTGGAAAAATAATCCAAAGATAGCGAAAAGCTGGTCTAAAAAGTATGGCAGTAAAATTGCCAAAAAGAAAAAAAAGAAAAAGTAATGGAAGTTGAATTAGAAAAAAAAAAATTACAATTCACTAATGAAAAAGGTGAAAAAGTAAGAGTTGATGTCGATCAAGAACAGACTGAAAAAGATGAAGAAGTTTTTGAAAGAAATCACTATTCTAATTTAGCAGAAGAACTACCAGAAAGAGAAGTAGCTAATATAGGAAGAGATTTAGTAAAATCTTTTGAAGATGATAAAAGCTCAAGAAAAAATTGGGAAGATCAATATTCAAAAGGACTTCGTATGTTAGGTGTCGTTGTAGAAGATAGACAAGATCCTTTTCCGGGAGCTTCTGGAGTACATCATCCATTATTAGCAGAAGCTGCTACACAATTCCAAGCTAGAGCAATTGCAGAAATGTTTCCTGCAGGTGGTCCGGTTAAAACTCAAATCATTGGTAAAACAACTGATAAAAAATTAGAGCAAGCTCAACGTGTTCAAGATTTTATGAATTTTCAGGTTACTCAAGAAATACCAGATTATTTTAACGAGTTAGATCAAATGTTATTTTATTTAGCTCTAGCTGGAAGTGCTTTTAAAAAAATTTATTTTGATAATACATTAGATAGAATTTGCTCTAAATTTGTACCTGCTGAAGATTTTGTTATTTCTATGGAAAATACAGATTTAGAAACTGCAGATAGATATACACAAATAATGAAATTAACAAGAACAGAAATAAGAAAACATCAAATTTCAGGTTATTACAAAGATATTCCATTAAGTAAAGCTGAAAGTAACGCCGGAGCTAATAGTGGAGATTTAGTACAACAAACTTTACAACGATTAGAAGGTATGACTCCAAGTATGGCAGATAAAATACATACAGTTTTAGAAGTACATACTAATTTAGATTTAGGAGAAGATAAAGATGAATTAGCTCTTCCTTATATTGTTACAATTGATTATGAATCACAAAAAGTTTTATCAATAAGAAGAAACTGGAAAGAAGAAGATTCATTAAAAAGAAAAAGAACATATTTTATACATTATAAATATCTTCCTGGCTTAGGCTTTTATGGCTTCGGTCTTATACAAATGATAGGGGGACTTCAACATGCCAGCACTGGTGCTTTAAGAGCATTATTAGATTCAGCTGCTTTTGCAAATCTCAATGGAGGTTTTAGAGCTAAAGGAGCAAGAATTGAAGGAGGAGATATAACAGTTTCTCCAGGTGAATGGGTTGAAGTAGAAGCATATGGTGATGATTTGCGTAAATCTTTTATTCCTCTTCCCTTTAAAGAACCTTCACCAACCCTATTACAATTATTAGGAGTATTAACTGAGTCAGGAAGACGTTTTGCTTCTATTGCAGATGCAATGATTGGTGATTCTGCTGGAACAGGTCCAGTAGGAACAACTATTGCTTTAATAGAACAAGGCTCTAAAGTATTTAGTGCTATTCATAAAAGAATACATCAAGCTCAAGGTAGAGAATTTAAATTAATATATGAATTAAATGGAGAATATTTAGATGATGAATATTCTTTTGAAGTAATAGGAGAAAATAAAAAAATAAGAAGAAAAGATTTTACTTCTTCAATAAGTGTAGTTCCAGTTTCTGATCCAAATATATTTTCTCAAGCTCAAAGAATTGCTTTAGCTCAAACTGGTTTACAACTTGCCAGAGAAACACCTGATATAATAGATGTTAAAGAAGCAACACAAAGATTTTTACATGCTTTAAATATTCCTGATTATATGGATTTAATGATTGAAGATGAAGATACTCCTAGACGTGATCCAGTATCTGAAAATATGGCATTATTAAATACTAAGCCAATTAAAGTTTTTGAAGATCAAGATCATCAAGCACATATTATGGTACACTCACAATTTATAAATGATCCTAGATTTGGTGGAAATCCTGAAGCTAAAGAACAATTATATCCAGCAATGTTAGCTCATATAGGTCAACATATGGCATATTTATATCAACAACAAATGCAAGCACAAGTTCCACCAGGAAATCCAATTTCTTCTGGTGATTTTAACAGAGAATTAAATCAAGAACCTTCTGATGAAATAAGTATAGAAGAAGAAAATAGAATTGCAGCAACTGCAGCACAAGCAGCACAACAATTGATGGGAAGTATGCCTCCTTCTCCTGAAGAACAAAAACAACAATTAGAAGCAGAAGAGAAAAAAGCAAATATTGCTTTAAAAGCTGAAGAACTTCAAATTAGAAAAGCAAGATTTATGCAAGGTGTAAAACAAAGTGAAAAACAAGACGCAAGAAAAGATGCAGAAACAAAAGCTAAAATAGTAGAGACAGCTTCTAAGGTTGCTAGAAAAGATAAAAAAAATTAAATGGCAATTAAACCTGAATCAATAAGACAAGCTAAAAAATTTTTAGAAAATAAAAAAATTTCTATAAAAAAAGTTAAACCTATATTACTTGCAAAAGTTTCTGCTGATTTAGAAGTAAGTTTTAATGATTTAACAAATACAATTAAGAAAGTTTTAAATGGAACTGCTAATACAAGCAATAAAGAAAAAAATAAAAGATCATAAACAAGAACTTAGTAATAATTTATTATCTAAAGGTGTAGATAATCATTCTGAATTTAAACGTGTATATGGATATGGACAAGGTTTAGATAAATCACTTGAAATAATTAATGAAACAATTGAAAAATATAAAACAGGAGAAATAGATGATTAATAATGATAATTGGGCTACTGATAATAGTGTACCTACACCAAAAAAAGTACCAAAACCAGTAGGTTATAGAATACTTATTAGACCAAGAGGAGTAATAGAAAAAACAAAAGGTGGTATTATATTAACAGATACTAACAAAGACAGTCAATCTTATTTAAATAGTGTAGGACAAGTAATAGCAATGGGATTAGAGTGTTATAGCGATAGAAAACAACCTTGGTGTAAAGTAAATGATTGGGTTATATTTGGAAGATATGCTGGTGCAAGAATTTCTGTACAAAAGGTTAAAATGTTGTTATTAAATGATGATGAGATTATTGCAACTCTGGAAAATCCAGATATAATAACTCAACAATTATAACAAACATTAACATAAGTTAATGACAACATAGGAGATACTATGCCCGAGAATGAAAAAAAAAAGAAAGACTTAGAAGTAAAACTTGACGAAGTTGTAGAGGAACAAGAGGTAGATGTACCTTTAAATCCATTAGAAAAGTTACAACAAGAACAAGAAAAATCTTCTGATGAAAGTAAAGAAGAAGAAAATATAAAAGAAAAAGACCAAGGACAAGATATATCTTACGAAAATGAGGTAAAATATGATTTAGAAACTAAATCTGCAGAAAAAATACCAGCATATTCAGAAGATATGCCTTATTCTCTTAAAGTTCGAAAGAGAATCCAAAAAGAAGTAGCAAAAAGAGCAGAAGCTGAACAAAGAATAGTAGATTTAGAACAAAAAATCAATTCAATGGAAAAAAGAACCTTTGATATGGCTAATAAATCACTTTCTAATCAAGCTGCTTCAGTGTCAAATGAATTAAAAACTGCAATTGAAGAAGGAAATACAGAAAAACAAGTTAAATTGTATGAAAATCTTGCAGAAATTAGAAGTCAAATGACAAAAACTGAAGATTATGCTGCACGAGTGCCTAAAGCAAAAGAGAAAAAAGATAAAGCTCCACCTTTAGCTACAGAATGGGTAAAAGAAAATTCAACATGGTTTAATAAACCTGGTTTTAGAAAAGAAACTGCAATGGCTTATGGAATTGATGCTGAATTAACTGAAGAAGGTTGGGATGTGCACGATCCTGGTTATTATGATGAAATGAATAAAAGACTAAAAGCAAGTGGTCTAGGTTATTTTAACAAATCAGAAGAAAACACTTCCAAAAAAGAACAAAATGTAGTACAAAAAACTAACAGAGTGCAATCTCC